AGTTATGTTTCATGAAGAATCGATATGCATTGCAATGACTGCCATATCGTTTTAGGTTATAGCGAATACTCCAATCAACCATGCGATAACCATCAAGGTTTCTATATTTTGCATTACGCATTTGACCTAAGCCGTAATGCGATCCATTACGTGCATCAATACGCCACGATGATTCAGCTGCAATAAGGCGATTGAAGCATTGAAATTGTGTGTAGTTAATGATCCTTGAATGTGCATAAAGTATAAGTCCATCTTTTGACTCAGATGCCTGTGCTGTGTACGGGTTAGCAACGCTAAACAATAGAACGGCGGTTAGAGTAGTTCGCCGCGAGCTATCCGCCACAGCGGCTCTCGTCGAGAGAACGAATCGTACTGCTCGTGTCAATAGGCTATTCATGCAAGACACGCCGTAGAGATATCAACACGTGATACACAAAGTCGTCCACAGGATGTACACATGAGCACATGAACATCAGGCGGCAGCGTGTCAGCTACAACCCTTACGATTTGTATCGTCAGGCGTTGGCATAAGGCGCAGTTATAGTGCAGTTTTGTCATAAACCGCCCTCGCCAAATCTTCAATGGGGTGTAAGTCAGATTGATTGATCCACCATGAACCGTCACCACGCTGCCGTGCTGGCCTGCGAGCTGTGCGAACATATGTCCAGCCGCAAATGAAGTAATCGGGGGATTGACCAGTCACCAATATCGCAACGTCTGAATCACGATCACGCGGTGTCAAGATGAGATTGCCATCCTTCCAACGAGTCCACTTCACCTCGATGTTCGCCCCCAAATCGGCGTGCAGCTTGAAGCTGTTCACCGTGGGTTCAAAGTCTTTGATTCCAAAGTATTTTGCCACTACAAGCTCAGCCCCTATGGCTTCAGCATCACGGGCAATTGATTCATGGAGATTGACCTTTTGAACGCTGCGATCAAGTTTTCCTGGGCTTTCAAAGTTGCGCCTGAAGGCCGTTGAGGCACATTCAAATTCTTCATCCCGTGTCAGGCGGGAAAGGATTATCATTTGCACGTCTCGCAAAACCACAGGATGTTTTGCCCATGCCATGTGACGTATTCGCCGTGGATGATGTTTTTCTGTAGCTGGCATTTGTCGCAGAATTCAACCGTAGGGGCTTCGACTTGATCTCGGATTTCTGTGCCATCCGTATCAATGCGTAGGCGATTACCGGTGTCGAGTCGGATCATCTCAAAATCGCCGCTCATTTTTGCCACCGTGGTGGGCACTGAAATTCTCGATTCTTATGAGTGCAGACAAAGCCCTTGTATGGGCCGGTTTTGCCTTGACCTTCTTTGAAGGCCATTGGCCCGTGCTGGCATGAAGGCACGTCAAGGATTGCAGTACCCGCCACAAGGTTGTTTGCGACCGTTTCCACGGCCTCTCCAAATGAAGTCCATGGGTCAGCTTCTTGCGTGACTGTCATCCCCACTTGCACCGTTGGTAGCTCATCGATTCGCACCCGTCTCATCTCATCGAATGAGGGGCGGGGGATACCTTCTGAGAATTTGCTCAGCCCACCCGTGTGAAGGCTGCGACCGATTGAGGATGTAATTGCGTTTTCTAAAGGAAAGCGATTTTGATTGGTTCTGATTTCCTCGGCGTAATCAGTCGAGAAAGGCAAAACATCGTTGACATCTCGGTATAAGTCTGTTTGGACAATGTAACGCGTTCCGTCTTGATAGATAATTTTTGAATCAATCCGGCCATTGGGCCATTTTTCCCACCATAGCTCGATGCGTTCAGCAACCGATTGATACCCTTGCAGCTGATTACTCATGATCTAACCTGCGATCTACGCCAACCTTAATTCCGACTTGGCGGCCTTTCCAAAATCCGTTTTTTTTTCCTTCAGCAAATCCCAGTGAATAGAACGCAATTGCCGTTCCCAATATCACCAACATGATCCACGCAAATGTGTCTGTAATGCCCATCTATTTCATCTCCCGGTGCTATGGTCATGACACGGGAGCAATTAAGGGATTATGTAAAGTAACCTATGGCGTTTTACGCTTAAAATTACTTGACATAATGTAACAAATCGGAATCTGAAAAGTTATCAGAATTCAATCTCACCCTTGACTTCTCCCTAGTCTGACGGTGTTAAATGTGTCGTACGACACGTAGGAAATTGTAAAAGTGCTAGCACTCATTTGGCAATAACCGACACGCCGCAGATTCTTGGATAGGGAGCCAAAATGTCTGCACCTAAACTACAGCCTTCGGGATTTGTCACGGTCACTTCAAGTGCCACCATGCAAGGAAAGTTGGAGCTGTTTGGCTTTGGCTTTGATGATCGGATAGTCAATCCGGGGGATTTGCTTATCGTCTCTACGGACTATCTACAAGAGAACGGCCATCGTCAAAAGGTCGAGTTCACGTTGAAGGTTAGAGGCCGTGATATGCATTTGTTTGTCGAGGCCGCTCACACAGCTGAAATGCTTTGGGATGAAAATAAACACTGGCTCAATGCATCAGTTAATACGCCTAATTTGGATCAACGGGGGAGAAGTGAAATTCGCCTGTCAGACCAAATCAATACAATTAATGCCTATTTTCGGCCATGATCGTTGATGTGTTGGATAAGCAAAGCACGGATTTCCCGTACGTCATGGCGTAAGCCCTCTGCGAATCCATTTGAGACTGGTCGTGAATTGCGTTCAGACTTAGCTGCAAAGATTGCGGCAATGGCTGAAATTGTGGCGGCGGCAATTACACCGACCGCCGTAATCGTTTCGTTCATTTGGCATTGATACCAAACTGATTATCATTTGGTGAAAGATAGCGAATTATGACGGGCACGACTGCGGCAGTACCGGCTGCAAAAATTGCTTTGGGATCAGTAACGCCTGCCATCCATACGGCCAAAGCTGAGGCAAGAAATGACCGTGCCCAACTAGCTGCCATCGCCTTAAATTGATTCATTATCTTTCTCCAATTTTGCTATCAATTCGGCGGCCTTCGCCGGTGTTAAAGCAATTTCAAAATGCATTTCATCTTTGCGGTTTCTGTAATCGCCACCCCAAATCATTCCGTATTTGTTTGCCAGTGCTCGAATCATCGGCACTTTCTCATTTGGGAATGTCCCGACTTTCCCCAGGGAATGCTGTGTCGCATTGAGATCAATGGCCGTGCCCGATGAATGGTTGGAAAGCTTCCCCACATTTCCACGGACATCGCGAAAGCAATATCCCCAATCATCGAGCTGAGCCCCATCGATTGACTCGATAAGTCTGTGAAAGTCACCGGCAAATCCAATGAGCAATGGTGCAACGGCCTCGGCACATTGAAACTTGATGGACGAACCCGGTACGGGATAGGCCTTGATGCCGATTTCGGCCTTGTCTTTAGACGCAGGCCAGCCGTTTGCGGAAATCATTTGAGCAATAAAGCCGCTTCATCAGCTGTAATGCCAAGTTTGTCTAAAATTGCCTGCTTGCTTGTCTGCTTTGCCAATTCCGCTGCTTCATTTGCAGCATCAACTATATCAAAAGCTGCCAAGTATTCTTCTTTCGTAAATGGATCAGCCCACACAAATTCGATGCCTTCAAAATCTTGACCGGTCGAAATGACTCCGCCTTCGGGGCGTAAGTGTGTGATTACTTCCCAATGTTTTGCCATGATTACGCTCCAATTTCCATGAGGATGATATTTGACTGTGCGGTTGATTCCTGAACAATTACTCCAGCCGCATTTGGATAATTTCTAAATTGTGTTTTGTAAGTTGTTGCACTTGTCGTTGCTGGCGAATCTAGGTAATTAAACGCATAAGTAGATTCCAATTTAGTTGCTGAGTCTGTCCAACCCACAAACTGACTAGCCCAAATGTTTGTCGATCCTCTTACAATTCTAAACATATGAGCATTGCTCGCATTGCCATTTGTTTTGTAGCAAGAATTTTGAGTGACTAGAACTAGAATTCTTGAAGTTGATGCACTGGGTGTGATTGATGCAGTTAATGTTGTATCCGCAAAGGTGTCAGTGTTGTTTGTCACTTCAGTTGTCGTTGTACCCTGAACTACTTGCAAGACCTTGCCGCCGCCGCCGGCAGTGCCCCATTTGAGGCCAGTTGCAGCTGTTGAATCAGCCATCAAAACTTGACCATTTGTACCGACACCTAAACGTGAAACTGTTGATGCAGCTGTTGCAGCGACAATGTCACCCTTTGTCGTAAATGTAGATTTTGCGACTGCACCATTTCCAAGATCATACGCAGATTTAACTGCGTTTGGTGTTGCAGCTGTTGTTGTTGATGTGCTTGAAGTTGAGTCAGTCAATTGAACTGCACCTGATTGTGTAGTCGATGACGCCTGAATTCCAACGGTGATTGCACCTGAAGTGCCGCCACCTGTAAGTGGTGAAGTCGCTGTGATTCCAGTGATGTCACCCTGGTCATTTGCGATCCATACAAAATCCATATCCGTATTGGAATTTTTGGCAAGAATTTGACCTGATGTGCCACCTAGCAAATCAGCCATCGATGTTGCAACGGCCTGACCAAATACTTCAAAATCGGCAGGTAAATCCGTGACCAAATCTGTGTTGGTCGGCATCTGCCAGCTAAACGGCGTGGTGGGATTACTCATATTTTCTCCTTATGCGACTACTAGGGCATTTTCCCATGTAAGTGATGGACTTAGGGTGTTCCAGTGTTCCGACACGCTGACATCTTCCCATTGCATTGCCTGTAGGGAATAGGCCAATGGTGATAAAAGTGCCGTGACTGAA